CTCGTGAGACTTATGCTCAACGACTCCAAGTCATTGAACAATTGCTACAACAGCAAAACCAAGGAGAAGATCTGTCGGCATTGAAGGCAGAAGATCCTATTGCTTACGCAGTTGCAATGGCAGAGAAAGTTGAGAAGGAAAAGCAATTACAAGCGGTGCAGATGGAGAGACAGCGTGTTCAACAAGAACAACAGACTCACCAACAAGCACTTCTACAAAAGCATATCCAAGCAGAGCAACAAAAGTTAGTAGAAGCCATCCCTGAGTTTAAGGATGAGGTTAAAGCAGAAGTAGTCCGTAGGGATATACGGAACTATGCTAAATCTATCGGTTTCTCTGACCAAGAGTTGTCTCAAGTCTATGACAGTCGTGCTGTGCAAACACTTTACAAAGCAATGCAGTATGAGAAGTTAATGGCAAATAAGGGTGCTACGACAAAGAAAGTAGCCAATGCGCCAAAGACTATCAGACCTGGCACTTCCAACCCTCAAAGCTCTGAGGTGGAATCAGTAAAAAAGGATCGAGCAGTATTACGCCAATCTGGCAATAAAAAGGATGCTGTTCGCTTATTTGAACGATTTTTATAAAGGAAATTTATTATGGCAGCATATGATCGCCACACAGCTATTGGTGCTCGTGAGGACTTAACAGATGTTATCTATGACATCAGCCCAACCGACACCCCAATCATGTCATCCATTGGTAAGACAAAAGCTACTTCTGTCTACCATGAGTGGCAAACAGACAGCCTTGCAGCAGCTACTACAGCTAACGCTTTAGTTGAAGGTGCAAGCGCAACAGAAGCCTCTATCACCCCAACAACTCGTCTCGGTAACTACACCCAGATCGTTGGTAAGACAGTTATGGTTTCTGGTACTCTCTTGGCTTCTGACCTTGCTGGTCGTAAGTCTGAGATGGCATACCAATTGGCTAAAGCCTCGTCTGAGATCAAGCGTGATATTGAGACAATCATCACAGCTAATCAAGGTCAGACAGCAGCCTCTACAGGTAATGCTCGTAAGATGGGTTCACTCTTGTCTTACATCAAGACCAATACTTCTGTTAACGGCACATCGGTAACTGGTGTAGACCCAACAACCATTGGTGTTTCTACTCGTACAGATGGTACAACTCGTACATTTACAGAGACATTGCTCAAGACTGTTATCGCAGAAGTATTCGCAAGCGGTGGCACACCTTCAGCACTCTTTGTAAGCCCAACACAGAAGCAAGTTGTATCAGGCTTCACAGGTTTGGCAGCACAGCGTTATCAAGTGCCTACGAATGGTCAAGCAACAATCCTAGCCGGTGCTGATTTGTATCAGTCCGACTTTGGTGTATTGCAGATCGTTCCTAATCGCTTTATGCGTACTCGTGATGCTCTGATCCTTGATCCTGAGTATGCAGCATTGGCTTACTTGCGCCCATTCCAAACCAACGACATCGCTAAAGTTGGCGATGCTGACAAGAAACAAATCTTGGCTGAGTTGACATTGGAAGTTCGCAACGAAGCTGCTCATGGCGGTGTGTTTGACTTGTCTTGATAAAATCTAGATAAGATGTAGAATAGGGGGTGGGCAAAACCTGCCCCCTTTCTAGGAGTCTTTATGTCAGAACTCGGTAAACGAGGTAACTTAGGTGTAGTAAACGGAGTAGTAAAAACAGCCTACGCAGATGGCGAAGGCGGTCTTATTATCAAGACAGAAACAGACTTAACAGATTTTATTGACCATACACAGGAACAATACAATCAGCGTAGTGGAAAGACAGGATGGGGAGATTCTCCCTACGATCCAAAGAACAAGATAGCAACATTACCCCTAGAAATTATTGAGACTCTCAATGAGATGGGGATTATGCGAGGTTATTACATTACCGATCAAAATGCCCTCAAGAAGTGGCTAAATGACCCTGATAACAAGGTCTTTAGAACCAGAGGGGGTCAGGTATGAGAATAGCAGTTTGTATCCCTGCAAGGGGTCAGATGGAGGTAGCAACAGCCTTTGATATGATGGCAATGCTTACCTATACAGTCAAAACGACTAATTACGATATAGATTTATTTACAGCACAAGGAACTTTGATATTCGATCAGAGAAATAGCCTGGTGCAAAGCGCAATAGATATAAAAGCAGACTATATGCTTTTTATCGATGCAGACATGAGGTTTCCAAAAGACACCTTAAAGATCCTACTATCTCATAAAAAAGAGATCATTGGAGTAAATGCGACAACACGAGCAGAACCTGTATCTCCTACAGCTAGGAACATACAGATCAACGAGGATGGCTCAGTCATCTTTTTGCCTGTTTACTCAAATGCAAAAGAAGGAATCGAAGTAGTAGATGGTATTGGCTGTGGGATAATGTTGATAAAGACAAGCATCTTTGAGAAGATGGAAAAGCCATACTTTTACTTTGAGCAGTTAAAGAACAATAAGTTGCTTGGTGAGGATATTTACTTCTGCATCAAGGCAAGAGACTCAGGCATAGACACTTGGGTAGACCATGATTTATCAAAAGGAATTAAGCATATTGGTCAATATGTCTATGGATGGCACAATGTCGAAATACCAAAAGATTAAGAGAGATATATGGCTTATACCAACTATTCCGATCTAAAAACATCGGTAGCAAACTACTTAGGTAGGTCTGACTTAACATCGGTCATTCCAGACTTTATTAGTTTTGCAGAAATGCGTATGGCAAGAGAATTACGCACTAGGCAAATGTTGCAATCTGCTACTGCACCTACAGTTGGGAATGATGCAAAGGTAGCGTTGCCAACAGACTTTCTAGAGGTACGAGACTTAAATGTACAAGGATCGCCAAGAACACCATTAACCTATATGTCTCCTAGTGCTTTTAGTAGAGATGCACCGGCAGATGAAGTTGGCAGACCTACAACATACACAATCATTAAGTCAGAATTTGTATTAGCACCAAAGCCAGACACAGCCTATACATTGGAGATACTTTACTATGCTAAACCTACTGTATTGTCTACTGGTAATGCAAGCAATGTATTTCTTGCTAATTATCCAGATGCTCTCCTCTACGCATCTCTTTTAGAGGCAGAGCCATATCTAATAAACGATGCTAGAAGTCAGACATGGGTAAGCCTGTATGACAGAGCAATAACAAACATATCCAATGCAGATCAGAATGGCGATTATTCTGGTGTTCCATTACAAATGAGAGTTACTTCACGATAAGGAAAAAACATGGCTGAAATGTCAAACTACCTAGAGAACGCACTAATTAATGCGACTCTACGAGCAACAACCTTTACTTCTCCAACCACAGTCTATGTAGGTCTCTATACAAGCGATCCTACAGATGCTAATTCAGGAACAGAATGTTCTGGTGGGTCTTATGCTCGTAAATCTGCTACTTTTGGCGCACCTTCCAATGGTGCAAGCGTTACGAGTGCAGACATTACCTTTGACCAAGCCACAAGCTCTTGGGGAACAATTAGCCATATCGGAATCTTAGATGCGTTGACATCTGGCAATCTTTTGTATCACACACCTTTGACAACATCTAAGGCTATTGATACAGGAGACATCTTTAAGATTGCATCTGGTAGCCTCTCAGTTACCCTAGCTTAATGGCATTAACTCTCGAACAGTTAGATCAGTTCGGGACTTTAGAGCAAGTACCATACTCATTCGATCATACTTGGGAAACAGACGAAGTATGCGGTGATTGGAGATTAGAGGATATGGATTCCTTGGGGAATCTAGATCAACTCAATATCTCTTTTGACGATCCTGTATGGACTACTCTGTGTGTTAAGTTCCCATCTGCATCTATTACAGCAGAAGCCACAGTAAGTGCTGATGGTGTTCGCCAAAGAACAGGCGAAGCACTTGTTACAGCAGAGGCATCTGTTGTCGCAGAAGGACAAAGAACAAGAAGTGCTAGTGCAGACATAAGTGCAGATGCAACAGTAGTCGCTAGTGGATCTGCTATCCGTACATCATCGGCAGACATAACAGCCAATGCCTCAGTAACAGCAGAAGCTGTCAGAGTATTGGTAGGCGAAGGACAGGTAAATGGAACAGCAACAGTTGATGCAACAGGAAACGCAATACTGGTTGGATCTGCTGATGTCAATGCAGAAGCAAGTGTGGCAAGCACAGGTATTCGAGTCAGAACAGGTGATGCAACAATTACAAGCAATGCTTCTGTGGAATCTGAGGCTATTAGGCTTAGAACATCTACAGCAGAAATAACAGGCACAGCAACAGTAACAGGACTTGGTGGTGTTGAGTACGCAGGATCAGGAACAGTAGTTGCTTATGCTTATGTAGATGCACAAGCTCAAGCGGTTTATTCTGCAAGCGGATCAATTACAGCAAATGCCTCAGTAGTAGTAAGTGGTAATGTCTTAGGCGATAATTGGTCAGACGAAACAGTAGGATCAGAGTCTTGGACAGGTATATCAGCAAGCACTACAACATGGACAGTAGAGACAGCAGGATCAGAGTCGTGGACAGCACAATCAGCATCATCGACTACTTGGACACAAATATCTAGCGGAAACTCACAATGGCAATAAGCAGAATCACATTCGGAGAATGGACACCAGATCAGCCAGGTATTACTAATGGTCTAAGACGAGCAGAGAATGTTTACTCTAAACTTGTTGGATATGG